CTCTAAAAACCAATACTGTAACCCAAGCCATTTTGGCTAGTTCTACGATAAAGAAAAATTTATTGAAAAAAACATACGACCTAATCTCTTTCTTTACCGCGCGCTGAGTAGCAAGAAAGCGGAGATTATGCGAGACTATGACCAGAAGTTACAAGAACTTCTAACTAAATACAATCTTTAGGAGACAAAATGGCAAAAATAGACTTTGAAACTATGACCCTAGCGGAAATCGAACAGATTGAAACGCTAACGGGTAGAGGTATCGAAGCGATTATGGCAGACGGCGCGCCCCGTGGCGTAGCGCTCAAGGCTATTATCTGGGTTCTAAAGCGCAGAGAAAACGCATCCTACACCCTAGAGGACGCAGGCAAGGTTTCTCTCCGAGAAGCAACGGAACTATTCTCAGGCGACGACGAAGACCCAAAAGGCGTATAAGAAAGGCACAGGCGGAAAGAATGGCGGAGTTCTGTATCGCGGCGGGAATGTCCCCTAGCGAATACCGTTCTCTAACCGCGCTTGAAATGGGCGAATTCGTCCGAGTAATAGAAAGACGCACAAGGTAACACTATGGCAGACCTGAAGTTCAATATCTTTGTCGATAACGACAAACTAAAACGCGGTCTCAATGGTGCCAAGAAAGAACTAACAGGGTTCGAAAAGGCGTCCAAGAAAATCTCTAGCGGTTTCAAATCTGCGCTAGGCGGTGTCGGACTCGCTATCGGTATCGGCGCTATCGTAACTGGTCTCAAGAATGCCACTATTGCGGCAGCCCAGGACGCTAAGGCGCAGAAACTTCTGGCTAACCAGTTGCGTAATACTGTAGGCGCTACAGACGAACAAATCTACGCTAACGAAAAATACATAAAGGGTCTTTCACTAGCCTCAGGTATCGCGGACGACCAGTTGCGTCCCGCGCTTGCTAACGCAGTCCGAGCCACGGGCAGTCTTTCTACCGCCCAGGGTCTTCTCCAGATAGGTCTAGACGGTTCTGCCGCCTCAGGTAAGAGCCTTGAGACTTATATGGCGGCGCTTACTAAAGCGCAGAACGGCAACTATACCGCACTCTACAAACTAGAGCCGCAACTAAAACGGACTAAAGGTTCCGTAGACGATTTTGCCAAGTCTGTAGACGGCGCAGCGAAAGCCAACGCAGACCCATTCGCCAGGTTCAACATCGCCATAAGCGAGATTAGCGAGTCTATTGGAACGTTACTACTACCAGTTGTAGAGGGTCTGGCTAATTTTATCGTGGACGTTCTTTATCCTGCGATTGACCAGTTTTTCACGGACCTAAACGACCCTAACACTTTTACGGGGCAGGTCTTCGTTCTATGGCAGGAAGCCCTATACGGGGTCTGGGAGTCCGTAAAAGCAGTCGTAGAGGCATTCCGTAAGATGTTTGAGTCTATGGGCGTGGACGGCGTGGACGCTATGGTGTTCTTCCTGAAATACACGAAGCACGTCACGACCCAAATCCAGGTTCTAGCGAAATACCTAGAGGGTCTCGCAGAGTCTTTCGTCTATATCAAGCAAATCCAGGACGCAGTATTTACTGGACAGTTCGATAAACTTGACGGCATCCTAAAGGAATACCAGGACAACAACCGAAAAACCATCCGAGAAATCGGAGCCCTTATCGGCGAGGCAGCGCGCTACAATCCTAAAATTGACGCGTCCAAATGGAAAATGCCAGACAACCCATTCGGCAACTGGAACCCAGACACCCTAGACACTAAAGTAAACGACACCCTAAAAAAGACTCTCGACCGTATGAAAAAAGCGGCGGAGCAAATCAAAAAGTATGGGGAGTCTTTCAGAGACTCAGTAGACCTAGCGCTAGGGCTCAATAAGACTGGGACTAGGTTCTCTGCCGACCGTTTCATCCGACAACTACAACGCGCAGTAGACGCCGCTAAAAAATTGCCAGACCTTTTAGCCCAAATCCGCGCAGGTAAAAAAACAGGGTCCACGGCGCTATCTAACCAATTGGCAGGTATGGACCCAGTCCAGGCTGAAGCCATCGCCTCAGGTATCCTATCTAGCGGGCGTCTAGGCGACATTCTAAGTCTGCGTAACTCTCTACAACTATCGGGGCAGAAAACCGCCCTAGCGGGCGCTGGTAACGCCGTGTATTCGATAAACATAAACAAGGCGAACATCACGGGCGCGGAAATCGTCGCGGCTATCAAGGCGTTCGAACGTTCAACAGGACGCCAGGTTCTTATAAATGGCTAACGACGTATTCGACATCGCTACAGACGTAGACGTTGCTATTTACACTTACGCAGCGGACGTTATGGTCTGGGACGTTTCACGCTGGGACGAGGACGACTGGTCTTCTGGTAGCGAGTCTGAGACGTGGCAGTCTATCGCTTGCGACGTTTCTTATGTGAAGACAAGCAACGGCGTTTCCGTGGAACAGGGTCTCACTAGCCCAGAACCAGCGACGGCTACTATCGTTTACCAGTCACAAGATTTCGACCCGTTCACAAACTCTACGGTCCGTTCTGGAACGCCTATCGCGGTGAACGTGAGACCTAATCCAGATACAGCGCCTAGCACTTGGATAACGATTTTTAGGGGCAAAATTGAGTCCGCTAGCGCATCCTACAACTACGACTGGGTGAACACTATTACGCTGGAATGTTCGACAGAGTTGCGCGACTACTTGAACTTTACCGCTGAGGCTGGTCTGACTACAGGTGTGTCGGCTTACGCTAGCGATTACATAACGGCAATGAACACGGCTTACGGTTCTAGTTTCCTCACTACTACCAGCGCGCCAGGTATAAACGGCTACCTGTTAGAGGGCATTTCAAGTATAGACCCAGTAGAGTTCGGTCCGCTACTAAACCAGTTGCTTGTATCTAATCTGGGCGCTATCGCTTACCTACCTGTAACCGCTGGGGCGGACTACCACTATTTCTACAACTGGGACGAACTAGAGGGACGACTGGACGACCCATTCGGGGCAGCGGTAGAGTTCGAATCGGAGAGTTCTAGCAACCCGTTACGCGCCGAGTTCTCAGAAATCACTCTAGGTTTCGACACGGCAGAAGTCGTAAACACGGTGAACTTCACAACCACTTTAGGGTATGACAACACCGTGTCTAACCCCGCGTCCATCGCGCTTATGGGTAGCCTATCGCTAGACATTGAGACGCTACACTACAACGACGCAGACGCCGACGACTGGGCGGGGCGTATCAGTCTGGCTCTTCCAGAAAGACGAGTCCAGCAAATCCAAGCGCCCGTCCTTTACCGTTCTGGACAGGTGAACGAAAACCTATTGCGCGACCCGTTCGACGTTGCGCGTGTTACCGCAAATAACGCCCGTATAGTTATTGACGAGCGGTATTATATAACTCGTATTGAACACGAACTAACGCCGTATTCTTGGGACGCGGTTTATGACCTATGGAAAGGAAGATAAATGCCTTATAAGGACTTTACCGCGGGTTCGCTTGCTACAGCCTCAGACGTAAACACTTACCTTATGAAACAAAGTGTAATGGTCTTTGCGGACGCTACCGCGCGCAATGCCGCTCTCACCCCCACAGAGGGGATGGTGTGTTACCTAACAGGCAACGACCATATAACAATTTACGACGGTAGCGCTTGGCGTATCGTAGATGTCGCGTGGAGCGATTACACGCCCACCTTTACTAACTTTACACTTGGAAACGGAACCGTAACTGGAAAGTATTTCCGTATTGGACGACTGGTCCACTTTATCGTCCAGGTTACTTTAGGTTCGACTTCTAGCGTGAGTGCTACAGGCGGTATCCAGACTTCTCTGCCAGTCGCTTACGCTTCCACAGCGCGTTTTCACGGGACCGCGCGTATGGCAGTAGGGTCTACCTTTATGGGAACGGTTATCGGCTCAGGGGGAAACGCCGTCCTATACGTGAACAACGTCTCAGGAACTTACGAGACTGTAACTCTTACCACTAACGCTATTCCAGGCGCTTGGGCTACTGGACACACTTTTCTAATTCAAGGGACGTACGAGTCGTGATTATAACGTTTATTTGTAACGCTAAAAAATGCCCAAATGAGGGCGTCGTCTACCGTATGGAAGACGCAGAACTGAAAGCCAACTGTGGGGGCTGCTGGGCAGAACTCGCAGGAACACCAGAAGAAACAGAGGAATAAAAATGGGTAACGTAGACGGCGCGCCATTTCCAGCGCCACGCAAACCAGAAGCGCCTAAGCCAACTAAGAAAACCAGCGAGCCTGAGGCTTCCGCCAGCGTAGAGTAATGTCTGAGTTACCTAAGCCGACTACGCCGACTCTACTAGCGCACATTGACAACCGCCTAGCGGTCATTGAAGCGCGCTTAGAGATTATCGCAGACCACGAGTCGCGCATTCGTGAACTGGAACGCGCTCGCTGGCAATCGGCTTGGATAACTAGCATCTCGACAGCGGTTATGGTAGCCGTCGTCGTTTCGTTTATAACTAAAGGACTATAAATGGCTCAGTATATTGAACCGTTCCCCGCGTCTACTAGAGGCGACGAGTTCGGGAACCTAGCCCCATACAGGCAGGGACGCCCACATCGCGGGCAGGACTGGTCCCCGAAAGCGGGCACGGTCATTCCAGCAATCACTAACGGCGCTATAAAGACAAATGAGTGGTCCGACGGTCTAGGCTGGTTTGTTATTCAATCCACCAGCGACGACCTATTCGTCCTTTATGCTCATCTCCAGGAGAAGCCAAATCTTTCTATCGGGCACTATGTCCACGCGGGCGACCCTATCGGTAAGGTAGGGAACACGGGCAAGTTTAGCACGGGCAGCCATCTCCACTTGAGTATCGCGAAGAGTAAGAATGTTCACTTATGCGAATACTCTAAACTCGTAGACCCGCTGAAGCACATCGCAGCAAACCCCGCCCCTAAACCTAAGGCAGAGCCTAAGACGGCAGCGCCTAAAACTACTAAACCTAAGGCTAAAAAATGAACAAACTACTAAAGCGGTTTACCCGTATCGGGGCATTCGCTCTCGGAGTGGGCTTAGCGGCGCTAGGCGCTGGAAACGTGCTAGGTTTCGGAGCGGTAGAGTCTGCCGCATTCGGCGCGTCTATGGCGGTTATAGGGCTCGTAGGAGCCATCTTGCTAACTTATGCCGCAAAGGGAGAAGTCCCAGACCAGGACTTTGATAGTCACATAAACAGCGCTATCGAAAACGTAAAGAGCAAAGAAAAAAATAACGTCCGAGGGTCCCGCTAGCCTACGACTATGGCTACTTGGATTCCGATAGAGGACAAAGTCGAAGCGCTCGGCGTAGCGACTATGTTAGGGCGCTACCGTTCTGGGACGCCAGAGTGGCACCAGGCACGCGTAGGCATAGGCGGAAGTGAAGTAGGGGCAATCTGCGGGGTAAACCCTTACAAGTCCCCAGACGCCGTCCTAGCGGCTAAATTAGGGCAATCTGAGGAAGTAGTCCCCAATCTCGCTATGAGGCTTGGAACGGTCTTTGAGGACCCTATCAGACGTATTTGGAAAGAACATAACCAAGATTTTTTGGACTGTTACGGGACAGGCACTTGGCAGAACGTCGCCAACCCTACTTGGAAAGCAAACCCAGACGGACTAATCGAGTGGCGCGACGGAACTTTAGGCATTCTAGAAATCAAATACACGTCCCGCAAATGGGATAAATTGCCAGAATACTACCGCTACCAGGTTTTATGGTATATGCGGGCACTCGGTATTGAACGCGGCATCCTAGTTCAATGCCACGGACACAACCTTACAGAGTGGGCAATTGACTACGATAGAGAAACTATCGCTAAGATGGAAACAGCCGTAAAGGCATTCGAAAACGAATTACAAATTAGGAGAAAAAATGGCGTTTAACTTAGACGACTACGAACCAGTCGAAGCACGAATTACAGCATTTTGGGCTAAGTATCCAGAGGGACGTATTCACACCGAAATCGTCCTTATAAACGAACAACAAATCGTTATCAAAGCCTCAGTCTGGACAGACCGCGAGGACCAGCGACCAGTCACCGTAGACTTTGCTCAGGAGACAATCGGCGCGACTAACATCACAAAGAACTCGTGGCTAGAGGTCTGCGCGACCAGCGCTATTGGACGCGCCCTAGCGGACCTAGACTTTGCCAAGAAAGGCAAGCGAGCGAGCCGTGAGGAAATGCGAAAGGCTACACCGTCCTACGCTCCTAGAGACTGGGTAGGCGAGGCAGAGAAGTTTAGGGACGCTGGGAACATTGAAGCACTCAGACAGGTCTACCAGGACGCCATAAAGGGCAAAGCCAATAACGACACGCTTGAAACAATCAAGCAATTCGCGGAACAGGCTAAGAACGTATAACCTAAAGTTAGACGCCCCCAGGAGTTAGGAGACCACCTGAGGGCGCTATCTAATCATAGCACTAGGAGAGCGTATGAGTTTTCAAGCAATCGCCGCAGTTATCCACCATTCGAAAGCGTCCCCAGGGGCGAAAATGGTTCTAACCATCGTGGCTAATTTTGACGGCGATGAGGGCGCTTGGTGTTCCCAGGCGACTATCGCCAAATTGGCTAACGTATCGGTTAGACAGGTCCGCAGATACCTTGAGGAACTGGAATCACTAAACGAACTACAAACGTGGCTACACGAGGGTAACGGGTTTATAGGGTCTCGTAAGACTAACCGTTACTACATCGTCTTAGACTGCCCTGAGGGTTGCGACGGCACGTTCAACCATCGCGTCCAGGCGGACACATATGACACACCAGGCGGACACATACGTCCCACCAGGCGGACACATATGGCAGATGAGGCGGACATATACGTCCCCTTAACCAGTAATGAACCAGTAAATAACCAGAAACAACCAATTAAGTTAAGCGCAGTAAGTTAGGAAAACACAAATGGCTAAAATCAAACTATCGGGAATCGTAAACTCGGTTGCTAAAAATCGCATCGTAAATATCTGGGAGACATTCGACGTCCAGGGACGTCAGGTGTATCGCAAATGGACTATCTGGTTTGATATCGAGAACGACATCGCTAAGGGAGACTTTATTGAAGTTGAGGGCGAACTAGGAACCCGTATTGGCTCTTATGAGAAAGAGGGCGAAACGAAACAGACCGTAGAGCATTCGATAAACTCTCCTACTCTCATCTCTCACCAGCCAACCAGCGCGCAACTTGGAACGACTGGTTACTTATCAAACGACCAGGTCCGCGACAAGTTCGCACATAGCGACGAGGCACCGTTCTAAATGGGTAGAAGTTTGAGGTCCGCTAAAGCGGCTGGGGCGTCTTTCGAACAGGACATCGCAGACTATTTGGCGGACTCTCTTACGCTCCCTATCGAACGTAGACACCTATCTGGCACTAAGGACCGTGGAGACATTACAGGGCTGGTCCTAGACGGACGCAGAGTCGTTGTGGAGTGTAAGAACTATGGCGGGCGTTTAGAGCCGTCTACTTGGCTTAAAGAGTTAGCCGTTGAGATGGAAAACGATAAAGCCCCGTTAGGTTTCGTAGCCGCTAAGAGGCGAGGAACTACTAAGCCAGGTGAACAGTTTGTTCTTCTGACTCTGGACCAGTTTTTAGCGTTTATAACAAATCGGTAACAAAGTGGTTTTTTGGTAAAAGTCAAATCAAAGGTGTGTATAAGATAGAGATAAGCCAAAAGGGCGATAACAAATTAGGAGAAACAAAATGGACAACCTCACCAACATCGACATCAACGACATCGACTTCACCATCGCAAGCCAGGAAACCCTAGAGTTCTGGGCATCAAGATACTGGGCTATCGAGGGAACCCTGCGTGACGGCGGTTTCGATGACCTAGCAGAAGTAGCACGAGCCAAAGCATTTAAGTTCTGGTTTGCCGCCAAAGACAAAGCCGAACTATTCAAGTAACACTAAAAAGGGATTAGGAGACCGAAAATGAATATCAAAGTTGAACTAGACGAATACGAACTAAGAATCATCCGCCAACTACTAGCAAAGCGCCAGGAAGAATACCGCGCAAAGGGACACGCAAACGAAGAGTGGTTTGAAGACCTAATCTCCCGAATCAACCCTTATAACGAGAAAGTAACAGTTCGGTAACAACTCGCTAATTTGGTAAAAGTCAAACCAAACTTGTGTATAAGATAGAACTACAACAAAGGGATAGGAGCCCAAAGTGAACACCAACAAAGTAGCAGCAGCAATCCGCAAGACTGGTATCAAGCGCAGCGTCCGCATCTACCCAGGCTACATTCTGAAGAACTACGGCGCAGAGATTACCGTCGGATACTACTCACAGACCAAAGGTATCCACGCCGCGAAACTACAACAAATCGCAGAGGCACTAACCGCGTCTAACATCGCTTACAAGAAGACCGCAACCCACCTAGTAATCGCAGTAGCCTAAGTAACGTTTATAACGAAACGGTAACAACTTACCAATTTGGTAAAAGTCAAATCAGACTTGTGTATAAAATAGGAACAAGCCACAAGGGCGAAAACAAAAAGGAGACCAAAATGAACAAGGCAGAACTTCTAGCAGTAGCAGCAAACTTCAGCGCACTTATGGTTAAGGCTTGGGACAACCAGGACTGGGACACCCACACTAAGGCTGAAAAGGCATTCCGCGAGGCTATGGTCGCTTACGCTAAAGCAGCCAACTAAGTTACATAACGGATTAGGAGACCGAAAATGAATATCAAAGTTGAACTAGACGAATACGAACTAAGAATCATCCGCCAACTACTAGCAAAGCGCCAGGAAGAATACCGCGCAAAGGGACACGCAAACGAAGA